TGATACAGTGTATCAATGTATGAATGAAACATTTTGATGATTCAATAATAAGCTAAAGCTTTAAGTATGCATTCCTTACAATCAAGTGAATAGAACCTAAAGCAACCTCTGTCAAAGAAGTATCTCATATAATCAATTAACCATCCATTATTTTTTAGCATCACATAATTAATATTATGGTCATCTGTAGTAACTGAAATTCGTTGTTTAAAATCTTTATCAACTTTTTTGTCACAGTATATTATGCTTTCCTCTTCAAACATTTTGACCGCATATTCTTCATTTTTATATTTAAGTGTACACAGATATCGACTTTGCCCCTTCATTTTTTCAATAAAAGCATTGTTATCATTTAAGTAGATATTTTGTGAAGCATAAGCAACGTAATTAGATTTACTAAAAGCCCTATTGAATAATGAGCTTTCTTGTAGTTTGGATGCACTTTCATTATATCCTTGTTCAAGAACAAAGCCTTCACCTCGTAAAAACTTAACATCTGCTTTTAGTCGTTCTGTAATACCCATAGCCGTATAATAAGGATTTAACAATGTTACTGCATTTGAAATCATTATAACCGGAACATATCTAACTTGGTTATTATTACCCCTTGCTATTGAAGTATGAATACTTATAAATTTACTGACTTCATCCGCGCAATAATGATTAGTTTCGGACTGAAATTCGTCAAGAAGTATTCTTGTTACATCACTTAGATAATGAGAATATTTTTTAACTTTATCCGCACAATTTAGTGCAACGGCATAGCCACAGGATTTTCCTTCGTCCTCTTCATCGTATGCACTACATAAAAATAACTCATACATTTTACTATTACCAATTTGTACAGCCTTCATTAAATATGCAGAGAAAAAAAGATTATGTATATCCTTGAAAAATTTATCCGCTGAATCCTTCAACTCGTCTTGAAATCTATATAACAGGCAAAATTTTTCGCCATACTTTAAGAAACGATTAACTAAATATCTATTAAAATATGTAGTTTTTCCCGCACTTCTATTTGACGTTGAAATATAAATTTCGGGTGTATTTCCGTTAATGTCTTTCATACTTAGTAGTTTTGTACCATCATAATAATTTACTGCATCCATTTATCCACTTCCTTTAGTTTATTATATCAAGTTATCCACAATTTGTCAAATTAATGTTGATAATTTGTGGATAATATGCTATAATAAGAAAAAAGGAAGGAGGGCATATACATGATTAATGAATTATCAACCTTAATTTCGACTCTTGGTTTTCCTATAGGAATGTGCTTAATTATGTGCTATTACATTAATAAGATTAATGATGCTCATAAAGTCGAATCAGATAAGTTTGCTGAAGCACTCAACAATAATACTGTTGTACTTCAGAAACTTTGTGATAAACTTGATAGCGAGGTAAATGTAAATGACAAGTAATGACATTGTAACAACAGCAAGAACTTACCTTGGCAAGCCTTATGTGTGGGGTGGTGAATCCGAAGCTGAGGGCGGGTATGATTGTAGCGGTTTTGTGTATTCTGTATTGAATAAATGTGGGATGAAAGTACCACGAACTACAGCACAGGGTTATTCATCACTAGGTAAAACAGTAACTAAAATTCAAAGTGCCGATTTACTTTATTTTGGTAAATCAACTAAAAGAATTACGCACATTGCTATTGCTTTAAATAGTACACAGATGATTGAATCGAGGGGTAATAGTAAGAACACAAAAACAAACAAAGGAATAGGTGTATCAATTACTAATATTTCTCACCGAAACGACTTAGTGCTTGTTAAAAGAATTGTTGATTTCAAAAAGGAGAAACTATCAACTATGACTTTATTAAAAAGAGGAACTAAAAATCACGATGTCACAGTATTTGAAATACTGACGGCAAAGCTTGGATATTATACAGGTTCAATTGATACCACATATGGTAAAGGGTGTGTATCTGCTTGCATTAATTTTCAGAGAGCGCACAACCTTATACAGGACGGTGAATGTGGTAACAATACATGGAAAGCACTTCTTAGTGAGGTAATTTAATGGCATGGATTGCTATTGAGGGTACAAAAAAGTATCTTACACAGGCTCAAATGGAAAATAATGCTGTAGAATTTAATGCATATTTCGCGGGAAAATATACATTAGAAAGCATCTGCGGTATGCTTGGAAACGTTCAGAGAGAAAGCACGTTAAATCCCGCCCTAAAAGAAAGATTAAGCACATCCAGTGGATGGGGGTTAATTCAGTGGACACCATCCAGTAATCTTACTAATTATGCTAATGCTCAAGGCAAGGACTGGAAAGACGGAAACCTTCAATGTCAACTTATCAATGCCGAAGTACTTGAAGGATATGGCGGCCAGTGGATACCAACTAAAAGTTATCCTTATAGTGGTTTAGAATTTTCTCAACTAACGGATGTTGAAGAAGCTGTCAAAGCTTACTGCTTTGAACGTGAGCGCGCCGGTGTTGTAGCACTTGATGAAAGAATACAAAATGGGAAGAATTGGTTTGAGTATCTTAGCGGTACACCTTTACCGCCCACACCTACACCTTCAACAAGAAGGCATATGTCTATTTATATGATGTTAAAACGAAGATTTTAAGAAAGGAGAATGATAATGGCTAAATTATCAAAAGACGAATTACTCGAAAAAGTAAGAACATATGTCGGTGATAGAACTGATGATGAAACACTCGCAATTATTGAAGATATTTCTGACTCATTTGATTCGTCTGACGCTGATGAATGGAAACAGAAATATAAAGAGAATGACAAAATGTGGAGGGACAAATATATTTCAAGGTTTTTTGAAAAAAATGAGGATGAAATTGAAGACCCTACAGACGAGAAAGACGATGAAGAGAAGGAATATAAAACCTTCGAGGATTTATTTGAAGAGGAGGAAATATAATGGCTAAAAGAATTGCAAGTAGCACTTTAAATGCTACAACACTTGACATTTTAAATGTTATCAGACAGAATGCATCATATGACTATCAGCAGAATGTGCCAGTTGTTGATAAAGCAAGTGATATCCCTAAAGTAGGAGAAGTTATTTATGGTACACCCGCTTTTGCAAATCAGTTTATTAATGCATTGGTAAACAGAATTGCTGTAGTTAGAGTACAGAGTGCGACATTTAATAACCCTTATAGTATTTTGAAAAAAGGATACTTAGAGTTTGGCGAAACAGTAGAGGACATTTTTGTTTCTATTGCTAAAGCTGTAGATTATACACCCGAAAAAGCTATTGCACGAGAATTTAAGCGTACATTACCAGATGTTAGAAGTGCTTTCCATACAATGAATTGGCGAGCAATGTATCCGGTTACAATACAGGATGAAGATTTGAGACAGGCTTTTCTAAGTATTGATGGTATCACAGATTTAATTGCTAAGATTGTAGACAGTGTATACACAGCCGCAGAGTATGACGAGTTCTTACTCTTTAAATATCTTTTAATCAAGGCTATTTCACATGGTAGAATGAAGCCAATAGCTATTGAGAGTGATACTGATTTAAGCACATCCGCTGTAGCATTTAGAAGTGCATCAAATATTTTACCTTTTATGTCTAATGAATACAACGAAGCAAATGTTAAAACTAATACACCTAAAGACAGACAGATTATTTTCATGGATGCAAAATTCAATGCACAGTATGACGTTAATGTTTTAGCAAGTGCATTTAATATGAATAAAGCAGACTTCATGGGTAGACTGTTTTTGATTGATAACTGGACTGATTTTGATAATGAGCGTTTTGATACTATCAGAGCAAATTCAGATGGTATCGAAGAAATTACAAACGCAGAACTTGCACTGTTAAATGACGTTAAAGGTGTACTTATTGACGAAAACTGGTTCCAAGTTTATGACAACAATAATAAGTTTACTGAACAGTATGTAGCTAGTGGACTTTACTGGAATTATTTTTATCATGTTTGGAAAACAGTTTCAAGCTCGCCTTTTGCCAATGCTATCGTGTTTGTATCTAAGACAGCGGATGTAGCATTGCCAACTTCATTAACTTGCGTGTGCATTAATAAGGATATTTCAGATGAAGCTATTGTTTTAGCTTTTAATGCTGATACTGATGGAGCAAGCCTTAAGCCAAATAGCGTGCATTTTGTACAGACAGAGGCTCTTACAAGTAAGGGAATTGCTGTACAGAAATATGGAGTTGTGATAATTCCTAAGAGTGCAGTCGCAGAGGAAATTACTATTGTAGCAGAAATTGACGGCACAGAATATACTGCAACAGATACGACAACAAGTGCTATTAACGTTGGAGATACTCTTACATTGAATAAAGCGTAAGAGTGATTCAAACACTCTGAACATTATAAGTGGCACAATAACATTTTATTGCTTAATCGAAGTATAATAAATAGTGGTGGGTTAATTTCCCACCACTAAAACAAAAAAGTAAAGGAAGTAAAATAATGTATATAGAACCTAATAGCGTTATTAAAATATGCACTGGTGTACCACTTTCCACACAACAAAAACATACTATTTATTTTTCAAGCATTGAAGCTCAAACAAACTATTTTCTTAGTAAAGTTAAAAGTGGTTTAGAATTTAACAAGGTGTCCTATAACAGAGTGAATAAAGGTAAATGCCGTGTACAATCTACAGCTGATAAACTTTATGACTGTAATTATATGATGTTTCAAAACACCGCATTTAGCAATCGTTGGTTTTATGCTTTCATAACTGGAATTGAGTATATCAACAATATAACAGCAGAAATAAGTTTTGAAATTGATGTACTACAAACTTATTGGTTTGACATTAAAAGAAAAGAATGCTTTGTTGAAAGAGAACACAGTTTAACTGATAATATTGGTGAGCATATTTTACCCGAAAACGTTGAGTGCGGTGAGTATGTATACAACGGTAAAGGACAAGTCATTGGACTGGGTTCGTTGAGTACTTGCACTATGGTACTACTTGCTACCACAGGCGGATACATGTACGACGGTGTTTACAGTGGTTATCAAATCAAGGCTTTTTCAAACACCGAAACGGGTGGAAATAACCTCACTAATTTTTTGAATCAATACTTAAAAACACCCGATAATATATTGGCACTATACACTTGCCCTACAGATATACTACCCGTTGAAGTGACAGACGAAGGAGTAAATATAACGTTTACTGGTCAAACAAACCCTATTAATGTTACTGGCACAGCTATTACTGCTAACGATACATTAAATGGTTATAAGCCAAGAAATAAGAAACTATATACTTACCCATACAACTTCAATGAAGTAAGAAACAACTGTGGACAGACATTGATTCAAAGATACGAATTTTCAGAAAATCTTACACCTTACTATAACATTGTGGGAAATATGACAATGCCTGTACAGGAAGTGCTAAGGCTTGACAGATACAAGGCCACAGAAACTAGCGGTACTGATAGAATGGATATGACTGAAACTATAACACTTGATAGTTTCCCTTTATGTTCATGGAATGTGGATGCCTTTAATGCGTGGGTAGCTCAAAACGCTGTACCAATTAGTGTTAATGCTATTCCATCTGCTATTCAGACTGCTGTTGGTGTGTTTACAGGAAATGAAAGTAACTCTGCTTTAGGTAGTGTGCAAAATATACTAACAAGTGCTTATACAGCAAGTATATCTGCTAATGATGTAAAGGGCAATTATGCTACTAACAATGCTCTTTTTGGCAAAGGTCAAGTATGTTTTGAAGCTCAACGAAAATCTATTACTGCTGATTATGCCAAGGCTATAGATAAATATTTTGATGTATTTGGGTATGCTTGTCATACAACAAAAGTACCTAACGTGTCAAGCAGACCACATTGGAATTATACAAAGACTGTTGATTGTACAATAATAGGTGGAGCGCCTAGTGATGATATAGCGTTAATTGAAAGCTATTTTAATAGTGGGATTACCTTTTGGAAAAATCCTAGTGAAGTTGGAAATTATTCACTTGATAATTCTGTTTAGAAAGGAGGGATAAAATGAGTAAAGCAAGAAAAGCAAGACGAAATAAACAGAGAACAAATTTTGATGACAGTGTATTTTATCAACTTTATACGTTTGACCAATACTTAGATTTATTTACAGAGATAGCCATAAGCTCGTTTGAATGGACTGGACTTCCTAGTACTGTAGATGCCAGATTTATTGAAGTTGGGTTGTATGAAAATAAAGCTATGCTGTATTTTAATGATGATGTGATGGGTAATCTATGCTTGCGTGGTATGCTAGGTGGACAACTTGATGTTTATAACATACCGTTATATAGGCGGGCTTATGCTTCTAATGGATATCAGCGTACTTGTAGTCGGGATGATAGTGTTATTATATGGGATAATATGACCCATTGGTGCTGTAAAGATAAAATGTCAATATATGCTAAAAGACTAGCTGAACTTGATGCAAGTATCGACATTAACTGTAAAGCTCAAAGAACACCTATTTTAATTAAAGGTAGCGAGCAACAGCAATTAGCTTTAAAAAATGCTTATATGCAATATGATGGAAACCAACCTGTTATTTTTGGTAATAATGATTTTATGGATGGTGATGGAAGCTCGTTTGGTGTGTTTACAACAGGTGCACCTTTTGTAGCTGATAAGTTATATGAATTAAAAGTTAATCTATGGAATGAAGCTCTCACATACCTCGGTGTAACTAATATCAGCGTTCAGAAAAAAGAAAGAATGATAAAAGATGAAGTGCAAAGACTACAAGGCGGTGTAATGGCAAACAGATATTCGCGAGAATTTGCAAGACAACAGGCATGCGAAGAGATTAACAGAATGTTTGGTACTCAAATAAGCTGTCACTTTCGTGATGTATTTAATCAAAATAAAGACGGAAAGGAGGATAATGATAATGAGTAAATATACAACAGAAGTTAGATTTATATGCGAAACAAATGCAAATTTAACACAATCAGTCGGTTTTAACGACATTGAAAATGTTCTTGACAAATCATGGAATAAAATTTTTAGTGACTTTCCTATTTTTGACGAAAAATATAGAGCAGAGCTTTGCAAAAAAATTTTAAGGCATTACTACACTCGAGAGATATGCTGCGAAACTGTAGGAAGATGGAAGTTATTTCTTAGTGATAAGATGAAAAATATAATGCCTTATTATAACCAACTTTATCAGAGCGAATTGTTAAAAATTCAACCGTTAGTTAGTGTGGACAGGAGTGTTACACATGAAGGTAGTGGAAGCGAAACCAAAACCACTAACAGAAATGGCACTAATACTAGCACCTCAAGAACAGATGGAAGCACCGATACTTGGAGCTATTACAGTGATACACCACAGGGCGGTATTAATGGACTTGATAGTAACGATTATTTAACAAATGCCACACACAATGTGGGTACTGATAGTACTAGTAGTACGCTTAACGGTAGTACAACTGATAATGAAACAGGAACAGGAAATAGAAGCGACAGCTATGTTGACAAAATTTTAGGCTATGAAGGTAATCAATCAGAAATGTTGCTAAAGTTTAGGGAAACGTTTTTAAATATTGATATGATGGTTATTGATGAACTTAAAGACTTATTCTTTACAATTTATTAGAAGGGAGCGTTTATGTATGAGTAAATGTGACAATGAATTCTTTCAACTTTGGTGTTACAAGGTTTTACCACTGGTATATGATGACAGCCTAAGTTATTATGAAATACTTTGTAAAATGGTAGATTATATTAACAATTTGATTGAAACTGACAAATTACAGAACGATGAAATCAATAAGCTAAAACAGGAAATACAGGCTGTGCAAAATTGGATTGATAATTTCGACACTAGCTTTGCTGAAAATGTTATTGCTCAATATTTAGCTACTATGATTTTTGTGACAATTAGTGATGCGGGATATATTATTTATAATATTCCAAAACACTGGGAAAGTATAACCTTTAATACAACTGGGTTAGATATTGGAAATAACATAGGTGTTGGGGATTATGACTATGGTCATTTAGTATTAAGTTATTAAGAAAGAGAGGTAAAAGTAATATGAGTTATGGTTTGATTAATAGACAGTATGTGGGTGCTAGGTATGTGCCGAAGATTATGGGTGAGTGGGATAAAAATATACCTTATGAACCATTAAGTATAGTAACTTATAAAGGTAATAGCTTTACAAGTAAAATACCTGTTCCTGCTAAAGTAGATATTGGTGATGAGACTTATTGGGTTAATACTGGTAATTACAATGCTCAGATTGAAGAGTATAGAAAAGAAACTCTTGAAGCTAAACAGCTTGCAAATAATACTAACACTGATTTACAGACATTTAAAAAAAATCAGACCAATACTAATAATGAATTTAATAATAAAATTGATTTAACAACAAGTGCATTAAATGGATTAAAAAATGTTGTGTTTGATGGCGATACTCCTAGTGTTATTACAGTTGCCAAAAATGGTGGAAGATTTCATACAATTAATGAAGCTATTACTTTTGCAAAGAAATATTGCAGTAGAAATAAAAGAGTTACAATTTTAATCTATGGTGGTTCATACGAAGAAAGTATTGTACTCACAAAAAATCCAGGTATAGACCTTGTTGGTATTGGTATGCCAGAGATTATTAGCGATGCACCATATCCTAATGGTCCTGCAAATATTTATGGAGATACATATATAGAGGGTATTTATTTTCATTCAATTGGTCCAGATAGTTATGCCTTTCATCTAGACGGTAGTACCGATACAAGTTGTGGCACTTCAGTATATATTGTAAATTGTAAATTTGTTAGTGATAATCAACCAGCACTAGGCTGTGGGTGCACAAGAGGGTGCCAATACACTTTTATCAATTGTTTATTTTATGGTACAGACGGCATTTATGTGCATAATGAAGCTAGTGCTAATGTTGATAAACAGCAGTTTCATGCAATAGGATGTAAAATAAATGGCAAAAAACATGCCGTTGCTATTGATGACGCCACTAAATTAAATTTTGGCGCTACTGGCTCACCTTTAGTACTTAACTTTGCTAACTCTTATACAACCAACAATATAAATAGCATGCTTCTTTTTAGATTAACAAATACTGAAAAGTATGGGTACATACCTGGTGATAATAAAGGTATCTCAATTTCACCTGCATCTAATACACAAATAGTAGCACTTGATTATAAATATCAAGGTGGTTACACTATAACGGCATCTGTACCTACCTTTGCAAACAGTGGAGCTGTATATATTCCAGTAGAAAACGCTAACTTATTCGACTGGACAGTATCAACATCAATACCCGGGACTGGAACTTACCCTTCAAAAGTTACAAATGTTGGTTCGCACTGGTTGACAGTGACAAGAGATAGTGGTAACTGGAATGGAAGTACAATACAAGTAGACTTGAGAGGAATTAGATAATAAATTTTAAGTACAAGCTCGTTCCGTTGAGGGGAACGAGCTTGTCGACGTTTTTTGAAA